ATGTTAGATACTGCTGAAGCAGATATCTGTTTAGCACACCTAGACCTAAATGGTTTTGTTATGCATGATACTATTACACAATATCACGGATACGATAAAAGTATTGTTAAAAGATTTGAGAAAACATATAGTGGTCATTTTCATAATAAGAGTGATGATGGTCAAATATATTATCTTGGTTGTCAATATGAAATGAATTGGTCAGATCACAATATACAAAAAGGTTTTCATATATTAGATACCGATACTAGAGAAGTGGAGTTCATTCCTAATCCATTCACCATTTACAAAAAATTAATGTATGATGATTCGCAAACGGATTATGATAAGTTTGATATTTCGGACTATAATCAAAAATTTGTGAAATTAATAGTGGTTAATAAAAAAGATAACGAAATGTTTGACAGACTGCTAGAAAAGATGTATAATAGCATAAGTGTACATGAACTAAAAATATTGGAAGATTATTCTGATTTATCACACCACAATGTAAGTGATGATGTTGTTGAAGGATCCGAAGATACAATTACACTTGTTAATAATTATGTGGATCAATTAAGTGTTGATTTAGATAAAGACAGATTGAAAGTTATGATAAAAGAAATGTTTATAGAGGCACAAGATACAGATGCCGTTAGCGGAGAATGAAATATAAAGTAATATATGCAGACCCACCATGGTATTTTAAATCGTATTCTAAAAAAGGTGAAGGCAGAAATGCAACTCAACACTATCCTTGTATGTCAATTAACGATATTTGTAATATGGATATCGATAGTATTGCTGATAAAGATTGTGTTCTTCTTATGTGGGTTACTGATCCGTGTTTATTGGATGCCTTTAAAGTTTTGGAATCTTGGAACTTCACTTATAAGACGGTAGGTTTCACTTGGGTAAAAACAAAACAAAAGTCTTTAGGATATTTTACAGGTATGGGTTACTGGACACGATCTAATCCTGAAATGTGTTTACTTGCAACAAGAGGTAAACCAAAAAGATTTGATAAATCAGTTAGACAATTGGTTGTATCAGAAAGACGAGAACATAGTAGAAAGCCAGACGAGATGTATGGTTATATAGAAAAGATGTTAGAAGGACCTTATATAGAATTGTTTGCAAGAACGACTCGTAAAGGTTGGGATAACTTTGGTAATGAGGTAAATAAATTTGATAATATTTAAAACAGTAAGATATAAAAACTTTTTAAGTACAGGACAACAATTCATAGAGATACAACTAGATAGAGCACCTGCTACTTTAGTTGTTGGTGAAAACGGTGCTGGTAAATCTACAATGTTAGACGCATTGTGTTTTGGTCTATTTCAAAGACCATTTCGTAATATTAAAAAAGATCAATTAATTAATTCAATCAATGAAAAAGAATGTGTGGTTGAAGTTGAATTTACAGTCGGCAAAAAAGATTATAAGATAATCAGATGTATCAAACCTAATAAGTTCGAGATATGGTGTAATGGTGATATGCTAAATCAAGACGCTGCGGTTAGAGATTATCAGAAACATTTAGAACAGCAAATTCTTAAATTAAACTTTAGATCATTTACTCAAGTTGTGATTCTAGGTAATGCTTCATTCGTACCATTTATGCAACTGAAGGCAAGATACAGACGCCAAGTTGTAGAAGATATACTAGACATTGAAATCTTTTCTAAGATGAACCTAATGTTTAGAGAAAAACAAAAATCACAAGATGAAGTTATCAAACAGGCAGACTTTGATTATCAAATGCTTGATAGTAAAATAGATACACAAAAGAAACACATTGAAGAAATCAGTCAGAATAATTTAGAGTCCATTGATACTAAGAAACTAGATATAAAAAAAAGTGAAACTGATATTAAGAATTATCAAAAAGATATTGATGACACTATGATTGAAAAGGCAAAACTACAAAAACAAATACTAGATGAGGTCGCTGTAAATACGAGATATAAAAAACTTCATACAATGGAAGCAAAGTTAGAAAATACTTGTAGTAAACATAAGAAAGATTTAAAGTTCTTTGAAACTTATGATGATTGTCCTACTTGTCAACAGGCAATAGATTCAGCATTTAAATCTCAAATGATTGATAAGAAAAAAAGTAAGGTTGATGAAATTGAAAGTGGCATGCAACAACTAGAAAAAGAAATCACAACCACAGAAACTAGATTGAAAAAGATTAATGATACGATGGTATTAATAAGAGAGCAAGAGTTATTAATCAATCGTTTTCAAACCTCAATAAATGAGATACAGAAATATATCGCTAAGATTAATAGCGAGATAGAAGAATTATCAGATGAGAAGTTTTCATCAGGTGTTGCCACTGGCGAGTTAAGTCAGCTGCAAGAAAACCTGACGCAAGCGGATCTAGATAAAAAGAAATATAAAGAAGAAAAACTTTATATTGATACTGCTAGAGTTCTTATGCAAGATACTGGTATTAAGACTAAAATCATTAAGCAATACCTACCCATAATGAACCAGTATATTAATAAGAACCTAGCAGATATGGACTTCTTTGTTAACTTTACTCTTGATGAGGAGTTTAATGAAACAATTAAGTCCAGACACCGTGATGTGTTTAACTATCATTCTTTTAGTGAGGGTGAGAAGTTAAGAATTGATCTGGCAATACTATTCACTTGGCGAGAGATTGCTAAGTTAAAGAATTCTACAAATACGAATCTATTAATACTAGATGAAATATTTGATAGTTCTTTAGATAGTTCAGGCACAGATGAATTTATGAGAATATTAAACAGCACAATGGAAAAAGAAAATGTATTTGTTATATCTCATAAAGGTGATACACTAATAGACAAATTTCCTAGAGTGATGAAATTTGAGAAATATAAAAACTTTACAAGGATGGCAGAATAATGGCAAAAGAATTAAATGCAGAAACCATAGAAGAAGCAGCAAAACACTTTGATAATTTACAAAGTAAAAAGACACCTATTATTGAAAAGAAAAAAGATGGTAAAAGAATACTACCTTTAATACCACCTACTGATCCTAGGGTATTAATGCAGATTGCACCTTTCTTTGACGACACATTAAAAGAGTTTAACTTTAAAGATAGACAAGACTTATGTAATGTTATGAAAGATACAATGTATAATTATGGTGGTATAGGATTATCTTGTAATCAAGTTGGTTTGCCATATCGTATGTTTGTCATGGGTGGTCATCCAGAGATTGAAGAAGGTAAACTTAGATACTGCTTTAATCCAGAAGTTATAGATGTAAGTCCTGAAACAATACTAATGAAAGAAGGTTGTTTAACATTTCCATTTTTATTCTTATCTATCAAAAGACCTAAATGGGTTCATGCTAAATATACAGATGAGAATGGTGAAGAAGTTGATGAATATTTACATGGTATGCCAGCAAGAATATGGCAACATGAAAACGAACATATGAACGGATATGTATTTACTGACTTGGTAAGTAAATTAAAACTAGACACAGCCAAGAAAGCACAAAAGAAAGCGGTGAAGAAGATAGCACGACAACAAGCGATGATGCCTTCTAAACCTAAGATTATAATATAGGAGAAATAATCATGTATCAAATAGAAAGTCATAGACATAGAAGAATAATAATGTCATCAGACGACAAAGAAAGTCTAATCAAGATTTGTAGAGAGATGAATGAGATAGACAATAAACCATTAGGTGTAAACAACTTTATCGTTTCGTCTGGAAATGAAGTAATATATGGAGAAGGTGATGAAACCTTGGCAAAAGGGAATTGAATTAGATACTCTTTTAGAGTGGACAGATAAATTCGAAGAATATAATAAGTACTGTTTTAGTCCATTTACTAAAGCAAAGAAGAATGGTATAGCGTCTGCTATAGATAAAGATAATCTATATCAAACAGGTAATATCGTATATGAAATGCGAACAGCGAAGACCGCTTCAAAAATAAAAATGTTTCGTGCAGGACCAGAGATTGCTGAAATACATAAAGGCGAAAGAGTTATAACAAAATTATCAATACTTGAAAAAGGTACAAAAGACAATCTAGTAAATGTACTTAAAACAATATATGAACCAACTTGGTGTCATATCTTTGAAGAAAACCAAACTCACAAAGAAGCAGTTCTTGAGTCAGGTTTCAGAAAGATAGGAACTAAGTATAGTACATTTAGTGATATTGTTGGTGTATATTATAAAGGTGGTAGAAAATTTATTCCTGTTGTTGAAACAGAAAATATTAATATGTGTAAAACTTCACTATCGTTTGACCACAATATTATAGATGAATTAGTAGAAGATTTGATTACTATGAATTTAGAATATACTAATCATAACAGTAATTATAATAAAAAGAAATCTTGGCAGGCATTATCATTAATGGGATTTGAAAAAGATAGTACCTATGTAGATAAGAAAGCAGATTTGAAAGAAGATAGGCCTATTATCAAAACTGATCTATATGATAAGTTAGAAAGTAAAGTTGATCATTTTTTAAATCAATTACCAGGCGAGTTTGATCGGGTCAGATTTATGACTTTGAAACCAGGAGGAGGTGAGTTGGCTCGACACACCGATCAAACGGACCCTACATGGGGAACTACTAATGGAAAGATGTTAAGATTTCATATGCCATTAAAGACAAATGATAAAGTTGTATTTACTTCTTGGAATAATGATGGCAAAGAAAACAAATATAATATGGGCAAAGGAGAATGTTGGTTTCTAGATACTCGTAGACCACATACAGCAATCAATGGCGGAGATGATATTCGTATTCATTTAGTTGCAGATGTGTGGGCAAATGATGAGGTTAGAAATATATTATTAAGATGAGATTAAATACTCCAGTTGAGTTACATTTATTAAAAGATCGTAATGTTTATGTCAAAAGAGATGACCTTATGGGTGATGGTGATACATTACCACCCTGGGGAAAGATGGCAGGTATAGACAGACTATTAGAAAATTTAAACCCTAACTATCCACTAATACATCTTGCAGTCAATGGTTCTTGGTCTGGTTGGGCATTGTCTTATCTATGTAAACAACGAGGTATAAAGTTTATCTATGCATATGCACCATCGAAAACATATAGTCAGTTCATACTAGACAAAGCAAAAGAAAATGATTGTGAGTTCTATGAATTGAAACCTAATATGATGGCAATACTTTATTCTCAAGTTCAATCTTATGCAAGACGAAAAGATATTCAGATGTTACCATATGCGTTTGACCATATTGATTATCGTACTATTTTAAAACAAAGAGCAGACGAAGTGTTTAAAGAAAATCTAGTAGATCATTTAGTTATATCTGCTGGTTCTGGTGTGACCAGTTCGCCTATCATTCAGGCATTCTCACCTGGTAATGATTTGTTTTCTAACTCACAAAAACAGGCACATAGTATTACAGTATCGAATGTAAAAACAATCTATGAGAAATATAAGAGTCATTCAATGTCATCAAGTTCTATTGAAGTATATAAAACAGAATTTGAATTTGATGATATGATGATTGATTATGAAATACCTTTTCCTTGTAATGGTACTTGGGATAGAAAAGCATGGTGGTGGTTAGAAAATAATATTGAGTCTTTGAAAGGTGATATATTGTTTTGGAATATAGGAGGTAATATATGAGTAGAGATGTAATAGAAAGTGTAATAGATGTAGGTAGTGGATTCTTTTTATCTGTAGCAATTCAGATAACAATATTTCCTTTATTTGGTTTACACCCTACAATCTTCGAGAATTTTCAAATTGCATTAATTTTTACCTGTGTTTCAATGACTAGATCAGCATTATGGCGAAGATTTTTTAGAAAGAGAAGAGCATGAAAATCTGTTTTGCAAGTTTAAGAAAGAAAGTTAATTATACAGATGTTTTAGAATATGGTATGGATGTATTCTATGAGTCTTTTAGATATTATAAAGATAACAATCCACAACACGAATACTCTTATTACAACTTTGCTTATGGATCAAAAGGTGCAACAAGAGATAAACAGGTAATTAAAGAAGCGGATGTAATTGTTTTTCCTGCCGTTCAAGAGTTTATCTATTTTACAAATGCTGTAGGTCCCAGAGTTATAGAAGAGTCTCAACAATGGATTAGAGAGTTGTATGATAATTTAAATAATAAAGATATCATATTAATAACTCAAGATAGGGGTGTTGATGAAAACTTAATTTTAGATTATACATTCGAAGGTCATGTAAAACCAAAATCATTTCAAACAATAGATGAAATGGATTTTACAATGTGTTTACAAGGATTGAAGTATCATTATATACACAATAAGTGGAGATTTCCTGTTGACAAAGATACCGACTTTGTATATTGGGGTTCTGATAAAAGTAAAACAATCAACGGCAAAAACTCTGGTGATGAAAGAACGAATATTATAAAAGATATTAGTAGAGAACCTGAAATAACATCAGCAATTATCGGCAGATGGCCAAAGACTATCAAGATTGTAAGAAACTGGATGACACTCGGTGATACATTAGGATATCTAGATAGAAGTTTATCTACTTTATGTTTTAATTGGATAGATCAAACAGCGGTTACAGGTCGATATCACGAGGCGCTTGCGTGTAATGTTGTTCCGTTTGTTTGGAAAGACTATGATACAAATAATATACTGATTACCGATGAATGGCAGAGGTGCTTTACAAAAGATGATTTTTATGATAAAATAAGAGAGATAAGAAAATCAGATGAACGGTTAATCAAGATAAAGAAAGACTTTGTGGATAGACTACCGAGTGAATTAGATTATTATAAAGAATTTGAAATGATATTAAATAAGAGATTAAAATGACCGATATATGGAATAGATCAATAGTTGTAGTAAAAGATAAGAAAGATATCAAGTTTGCACCAGACACATTTTTAAATGAATGTGAATGGGAATCTCATGGTCAATACGATAGTTTACAATTTGTAAATCCAAATGTAAAAGTATTGTCAGTACAGTTCACAAAAGTAGGCGAAAAAACTTACAAAGCATTTCCCAATCTAGAATGGATTATAGTTAGACAACACGGATTTGATAATGTAAATTTAGAAGAATGTGAGAAACGAGGCATTGGTGTTGTCAATACAAAACCATTTGCTCAATCTACTGCCGATTGGATAAATCAATACATTGAAGATACTGATAGACTTGCTCTTATCGGTTATGGTGCAATAGGTAGAAAAGTAAAACATACAGACTATGTTGAGATTGTAGGTCGACACACTAGAGTTTCAGATGAAGTTAATACAATAGTTGTATCTGTACCGCCAGAAGGTAATGATTATCTTATCGGTAGTAATTTACTTTCAAATTTTAAAGGCAAATTAATATCAGTTAGTAGAGCAAGTGTATTAGACAACCATGCATTAATGAAAAATATAAAAAATATATCTCATGCTTATATTGATACATTAGATAGTTATTTTAGAGAAGAATTATTGACAACAGGTAAAGTTACATATGGTAAACACACAGCATTTAATTATAACTTTACATATGAAAACAATGTAGAATATTTTAGTGATCTAGAAAAAACAATTAAAGATTGTTTAGATAATAAAGTTGAGAAACCAATTTTACCTAGAGGTGAAAGAATAACATTTTGACAGACGACATACTACAACAAACCCATGATCAATGGATTGACAAAGGTTTTCCATACTATCCTACAGATACAAAATGGCGAAACGATATCTTTAATCAGTTAGTAAATTATAGACGAGATACATTAGTTGATCGTAAAAATAAAATTATAGGTCAATCAGCACATGGATTAAATCTTGCTTGGTCATTTATGGAACACGCTTGGGGTATCAAGTGTGGTAAGATGAGAACACCGATTGAAATATGGAATGATGAAGAACATCTAAAGAAAGGTATCAATAAAATACTTAGTGGTACTTTCTTCAAACAAAAACCAGCACACGAAATTACAGACTCAGATATGAGGTCTATGTTAAGACGATATTCAGGTACTCAAATGGTATCTAATTTTAGACCTACGGCTGCGGCTGCCATGTATGATATCTTTGTTGATAAAGACAGTCCACTTGAAGGTACCGAAGCAGGTACAGTATGGGATCCAAGTATGGGTTATGGTGGTCGTTTACTAGGGGCAATCGCTGCAGGTGTAAACTATATCGGTACTGATCCTTGTATACCTACATATGAAGGGTTAGAGCAGATACGAGATTTATACGGTCATTCTCATAAGTCATATACACTATTAAGACAAGGTAGTGAAACATACATTCCAGAAGAGCAATCTTTAGACTTTGTATTTACAAGTCCACCTTACTTCGGTTGGGAAGCATACGGTGATGAACCAGAACAGTCAAGTATCAAGTTCGAAACCTCTGATACATGGAAAGAAATGTTCTTAAAACAGACGATTAGCAACGCATATAAGGGTCTTAGGGACGGTAAGTACTTAGCATTGAATGTTGCTAACACTAAACAATATAAGACATTTGAAGAGGATACAGTTTCCCTTGCAAAATCAGTAGGTTTCACACATACAGACACTTGGTGGTTATCATTATCGACTCAACAAGGGGGTTCTGCTGTATCAACAATAGATGGTGATATACAAGAAACCAAACAAAAGCAACAATATATGGGTGAATTTACTAGACCTGATATTACAGGTCGTAAATTTGAACCTACTTTTATCTTTCAAAAGTAACGAATCACGGCAAAAAACTCAAAAATATGCCGAGAAAAGTGTTGTATTTTTGCAACACTTTCGAGATAATCGAAAAAACTCAACAAAATCAACAAGATAAAATGGCAACTTTCGGGCGGAAGTGCTTGATTTATGCACCGAAAAGTGATAGGATAAGTGTATATGACAAAGAAAAATACTATCAATACAGAAGCAAAGAGTTATCTTGCGAATCTTCTTGCTACTGAAAATCTAACAGTCGTTCATAGAAAAGTTAAGACTGCTTCTTTTGATGTAAAGAATAGAGTACTTACTCTTCCTATATGGAAACATATGTCAAATGATATTATCGACCTATTAGTTGCACACGAAATCGGTCATGCTTTATATACACACTTAGACGAATGGAAATCTGCTTTAGATGAAGGTCTTCCACATTCATTCTTAAATGTTATTGAGGATGCTCGTATCGAAAAATTAGTTAAAAGAAAATATCCAGGTATCGTTAGATCATTCGTAAACGGTTATAGAGAATTAATTGATAACAATTTCTTCGGTACTAAAGATAAAGATGTCAACCAAATGCTTTTGATTGATAGATTAAATATGCATTTCAAAACTTCGATTGTAAAATCAGATGTAGAATTCACAACTGCCGAACAGTTAATAGTTAAGAAGATGGAAAATCTAGAAACTTTTAATGATGTTGTAGTTCTTGCTAGAGAGTTATCAGAATATTGTAAAGACGAGGCAGAAACAAAAGGTCTTGACCAACACGATATGGCAGATACCGAAGATTATGATGATGAAGATTCAGGTTATCAAGATTCAGATTCAGATAACACCGATAACAATGATGAAGATTCAGATGAGAGTGGCAAATCAAAATATTCAGATGATGATTCAGATGATAATGAAGATTCAGATTCAGATAATGATGGCGAAACTACTGGTCAAAGAGGTCAACAAAATATTGATGAGGGTGAAAGTACTGAATACAAACCATCTGCTGAAACTGATAACTATTGGGAAGATAATAAAGATAAACTTATTGATGAAAAATGTAAAGATAATGTTTATGCAAATATTCACCAGTTTAAAAATATAAAAGACTTCATTTTAGATTATAAAACTGTATTATCAGATTTTAAATCTGCTAGATTTAATAGTTTCAGAGAAGATAGTGCTTACGGCAGTTCTTATAAATCGTCTTATCCAACTTTAATTGCTGAATACAAAAAGTTTCAAAGATCAAATAGTAAATCAGTTAATTACATGGTCAAAGAATTTGAAATGAAGAAGGCCGCTACTGCTTACACTAGATCAAAACAAGATAAGTCTGGCGTTGTTGATCCTCTTAAATTACATTCTTACAAATACAATGACGATATCTTTAAAAGATTGACAATTACTCCTGATGGTAAGAACCACGGTATGATGATGTTTATTGACTGGTCAGGCAGTATGGCAGATAAACTTACACCGACTATTCACCAGTTAATGAACCTGGTTATGTTTTGTAGAAAAGTAAATATACCTTATGAAGTATATGCATTTTCTAACTCTGGTCGTCAAGGAAGATATAGTTGGTCTGATGAACCTGATACTCGATCTAAAAAACCTAAGTATCAACCAGGCGATCTAACAATAGATTCATATTTAAAACTAATCAATTTTGCTTCTTCCAGAATGACTGCTAAAGAACATGAAGAGGCGATGTCAAATCTTTATGGTGTTAGTATTAAGTATGAAGATTATATGGGTAGTAGAAGATATCGAGGGTATAATGATGATACGAATGACGCATGGAAAACTTATGCATTAGAAATACCTCAAGGTTATGGATTAAGTTCTACTCCATTAAATTGTACAATCGCTGCTGCTATGACAATGGTACCTCAGTTTCAAAACAAATATTCAATTGATAAGATGAATACAATTTTCTTGACTGATGGTTGTTCTGATGGTAATGAATATATAATTTTAAGTAAAGAAGAAGCAGAAGAAAGACAAGAATTAAATACTGGACGATGGAGTACAGATGATGACGGCAATTATTGTTCGTCTTTTAGTTATGACTCAAATCTTATTCTAAGAAATAAATCAAATAAGAAAAACTATAACTCAAATAGTAATTACCGAGACGGTATGACAGAGTCATTATTACAGGCATTGAAAGATCATACTGGTACTACTCTTACTGGTTTCTTTATCTCGGGTACAAAAAGACTTGACCGATATACTTTAGACAAATACTTTCCTCAGTATAATCACTATGACAATAATACAAAAGTCTTTGATAGACCAAAAGTTATGGCAGAGTTTAGAAAAAATAAATGTTTAGTTGTAAAAGAAAATACAGGTTATGACGAATTTTATCTCCTTGCTGGAGATGATATGAAAATTACAGATGGTCAAATGGCAACACCATCTGATAATGCTAAGAAAGGTGAGATTAAGAGATTGTTTACACAAAATCTAAAATCAAATCGTTCTTCAAGAATAGTAATGAATAAGTTTATTACACAAGTTGCTTAAATTGAAAAGGGAATATATTATGAAAAATATAGAAACAAAACAAAAAGAGTTCGTAGCAGTTGCTAAAGAAATGTTTGGCGAAAATACAACTCAAGTTAGTCGTAAGGATGTAGTTCAAATGATTAACACCAAAGGCGTTCAGTATCCAGTATGGTTATTGAAGTCTCCTGAATTTAGAATCGGAAGAGGTCAGTATAACTTACCGACTTTTGCTGAAACTGTATCAGAATCTACCGATGAATTACAATCGGAGATAGTTAATGATTCGGAATAATAACGAATCTTTAGTGAGAAATGGGGGCAAAAACCCCCATTTTTCAGAGTGTTGCAAAAATACAACACAAACTTTCGGGCAAGTCATTGAAATACAATGCTTTTATATGCCCGATAGTGCTTGAAAAAGTGCTAAAATAGTGATAAGCTAGTAGTATATCTAAAAAAAACTACATTATGAAAGGTAAAAAATGACATTAGATAACAACAAAAAACAATTAGTCGAGGCGTTATTTGCTAAGTACGGCAAGACCGAATTGACTAGATCAGAAATCAATAGTTATATTGATGACAATGGTCTTAAAAATCCTGGTTGGTTAAAATCAGACAAATACAAAATCGGCAGAGGCGTTTACACTTTACCAGTTGATGGTAATGATGTTTCTCCAGTCGTTAAAGAAGTTAAACAAAAATCGAAAGTTGAAACGGCAGAGTCTGTTGATACTGTCAACAAGGCCGCTATGATTATTTCATCGCTGACTGGCAATATTGTGCCAACCAAAGATGATGTATTCGTGCCTTGGGGTCACTTCAAAGATATCAAGTCAATTGTTTCAAGTAAACAATTCTATCCAATCTTTATCACTGGTTTATCGGGCAACGGTAAAACAATGAATGTGCAACAGGCATGTGCTCAAACCAAAAGAGAATGTATTAGAGTTAACATTACCATCGAGACCGATGAAGATGATTTACTTGGCGGTTACAGATTACAAGACGGTCAGACTGTATGGCAGAATGGTCCTGTAATCGAGGCAATGGAAAGAGGCGCTCTCTTGTTATTAGATGAGATTGACCTTGCGTCAAATAAGATTATGTGTTTACAACCTATCTTAGAAGGCAATGGCGTCTTTCTTAAAAAGATAAACAAGTTCGTTCAACCTGCAAACGGTTTCAATGTGATTGCAACTGCCAATACTAAGGGGCAGGGTTCAGATGATGGTAAGTTCATCGGTACCAATGTTCTTAACGAGGCATTTCTTGAGAGATTTCCAATCACAGTCGAACAGTCTTATCCTACTAACAAGATCGAAAACAAAATTTTAGATAATGTTATGTCAGATAAAAAGTTGACTCGTAAACAAGACGAGAAATTTGCTACTGATCTAGTCAACTGGGCAGATATCATTCGTAAAACTTTCTATGAAGGTGGCGTTGATGAGATTATATCTACCAGAAGATTAGTCCACATAGTCGAGGCATTCTCAATCTTCAAAGATAAGATGAAGGCAATTCAAATGTGTACTAACAGATTCGACCTTGATACCAAAACTTCATTCTTAGATTTATATACTAAGATTGATGGTGGCGAAGATGTTGCTGCTTGGGGACAACCTGAAGTAGAAGAAACACAAACCGAATCCAATGATAGTGAGGAAGATATTTATTCTTAAATCTATCCATAATGTAGTGGACGCCTGGAGTTGTTACCAGGCGTCTTATAACATAGAAAATTATTATGTTTAAAAAAGCAATAGAAATACTTTGGAAACAAAATCCTAAAACAGATATTACAGGTTATAAAGAACCCGATCCTGACGATCTATCCATCGACAATGCATATAAGACTAGGTGGATTTGGTATCATACATTTATGGCACTTGAATTATTAATTATAATAATGCTACTGCTTGGTATATTAATAACATTAGGAGTTAAATTATGATAAGAAATGAAAACGGATTAGTTAATGTAAATGATTTGAAAGAGCATCCGCTCAACGAAAAATTATATCCCGCTGATAAACACGATCACCAGATTGCTTTATTAGGTGAAAAGATGGATGAAGAATATAAACAGTCTGGTGTTCCTAATCATACACCAGTTGATTATTGTCCAGAAACTGGTACACTAAATTCAGGAAACTTCAGATATAAGTCAGCATTATTACACGGTTGGGAATATTTAAGAGCGATACCAGGTAGAGTATTCGATTCTAATTATGATGAGTATGACGAAATGAAGTTCTTAGAGAAGTTTAACAAAGACGGTAAAAGAGATGAATATGAAATAGACACATTAGTTCACAATTATAATCAACAAAACAAGGCATTTGAAAAGAAAAATGGTAGAGAGTTTAATTCTAAAGAGAGAAATCAGTTTGCTGTTGAGAGTAGAATAGATAAAGATAAGTTCAGAAAAATTGTAACCATAAATGATGAACACCCTAATATATACAAAAGATTAATTGCTGGTGAAATTACCATAGGTAAAGCATGGCGTTTGGCAGGTAAACAAAAACCAGATAAAGAATATAATCCAGATAGACACAATTTCTTTACTACATTAGATTCTAATCCTAAAATAGTTGAAGTCGCATTGAAAAAATATCTTGATATGGTAAAAGAATTTAGAAGTATCGGTAATGGTATTATATTTGATGATGATATGGGTTGGGAAAATAATCAGATAACTGGTCCTTTATCAAATATATGTATGTCTGCTTTTGTTTTCGGATTTAATAGTTTACAAAATGATGAATTATATTGTACTACACCTAGAAACAAACAAGGTTATGCCGATATTCATTTTGAAAATTTAACTAATAAATTTGATGAGAGATTTTTATCCGAAAGAATAGAAGTTAAAATGGGAAGTTGGAATGGTAATTGTAGTTCTACTGCTATATATGGTGGTATGGGTAGTGTTAAGGTCACCCCTCACGAATATATAATCGGATTACATAATCAACAATTGCAAAAACATTTTATTATGATAACTACTTTGGATAAAGATGATTGGAAAACTGATGGTAAAGATTCAAATGCAACTATGACATTATCACATTGGTTTAACCGATATCATAAAGAAAAAGATAAGTACCGAATACTACTAGGCGATATCTATAAAGGTAATAAATCTATCGAGTTAGTGTGGGCTTGACTTTAACCCTTAAATAGTGTATAATAAACATATGAAACAAAACAAAACTAAAAATTATCCGATACCTAATTCAATTAAAATTGGTTATGTTGATTATCAATTTGACTTTTGGCCAGATACTTTTTCAACTACCGAAGAAGCACAAGGCGAGTTTTTTGCTCAAACTGGTAAGATTGGATTAAAGACTTCTGGTTTAGAATCAGTACACGGCACGAATACTTTATTACATGAAATTATACATGGCATATTTTATCAGTTTGGATTGTGTGAAGATGTAGGTGACAAAGAAGAAAAAATAGTTAACACTACAGCAAACGGATTGAGTACAGTCTTTGTAGATAATCCTTGGTTGTTAGATTATATAAAGAAATATCAAAATGTGAGGCAAGGAGATTAATGTCAATTAGTGTACAAGTCAGAGGCAACAATGTCGAGAAGGCATTGAGAATACTTAAAAAGAAATTACAAAAAGATGGTCTTATGCAAGAGTTAAGACTTAGACAATACTATGAAAAACCTACTCTTAAAAGACAAAGAAAACATAAAGAGTCTTTAAGAAGGTCTGCTAAGGCAAAGAGGTTAAAGTTTTTGAGAGAAATTTCTTCGGAATAACTCTCACTAAAATATCAAATGCGAACGGTCGCCAGTATTTGATATCGTTTAATTAGGCGACAATATCTTGAAGGAGATAATATATAATGGCTAATAAACTGTCAAAAAAACAAAAGGTGATAAACCTTTTATCAAAAGGTAATCCTGTTGCATGGACTACTTTAAGAAATAGGTTCGATTTAACATCACCAAGAGCGATGGTAGATCAACTTAGAACAGAAGGACATATGGTTTACATAAACCAAACTGCTTCTGGTACTTCATATAGAATGGGTACACCTACTAAGTCAATTCTAGCTGCTGGCGTTAAGAAAGTATTTAAAGGTACTACTAACGAAATAGTTGCTGCAGGAATTCGTGCTTTATACGGCAAACAAAAATACGCTTATTCTAATAACTAAGTCTATTTGTTGTATAAATAGTAATACTAGGCAGTCCGTAAGTCCTGGTATTAAGAGGTAGAGTGTCTTCCGCAAAGACACCATTTAGGGTTTGACGATTGTCCCTTGTCGTGATTTATTACAGACAGAAACAATCGCCGTTTTTATATTGGCCCATTGGTCTTCGTAGCAGTTTTAAACTGACAGACTTGGTAAAACAAGCAAGGAAAGATAAACTGACATACTTGGTAAGACAAGTTAGGAATAAGAGAGGGTGAGACCTACCTCCGCCAATATATTTTTTCTAAGTACTTGACATTTTTTAAATCGTACTTATATAAATAACTATGAGTTGCCAATTATGGGACTCAAATTATAACTCGCTTAAAAAGGAGAAACAAAATGAATAGAACATTACAAATCTGGAATGACCTACGACCGTTTTCAGTAGGCTTCGACAACTTGTTTGAACACTTTGATATGCATTTGACACATCAAAAGGCACAAACATTCCCCCCTTACAATATTAAAAAGATAGATGACTTCAATTGGCAGATTGAAATGGCACTTGCAGGTTTTGGCAAGAAGGACATTTCTGTTGAAACTGCTAACGGTCAACTGAAAATACAATCGGTTGATAGTGAGTCTGATTCGAAAGATGATGAGGTCATACATAGAGGTATTTCAAAAAGAAAATTCACCAAATCTTTTACACTTGCAGATGATGTAGTTGTAAATGCTGCTGAATTGAAAGATGGAATGCTTTTAATAGATGTGGAAAAGATTGTACCAGAGGAAAAGAAACCTCGTACAATTAAAATTAAATAAATTACTTTGAGGGGTGTGCTTGACATTACCCCTCATAAGTGTTATTATACTATTATAACTTAAATGAAAGAATCTATATAATGAAACTAAATCAAAACACATTAGACACACTTAAAAACTTTGCTGATATCAATACTAATATATTGATTAAACCTGGTAAAGAGTTGTCAACAATCTCAACTATGAGAAACATTTTTGCCAAGGCAGAAATTACAGAAGAATTTACAAATGAATTCGGTATCTATGATCTGAATGAATTTTTATCTGTGGTTACAAGTCTTAACAAACCTGAACTTAAACTAGAAGATAAGTTTATGACCATTGCTGCTGAAGGTAGTAAGTCAAAGGCAAAATATTTCTATTCTGATCCATCAGTAATTGTAGCACCAACAAAAGAAGTTAATATGCCTGAGGCAGAAGTAACCTTTACCCTATCTGAATCTAATCTAAAAGAGTTATTGAAGATGGCTGCTATTCTTAAAACACCTGATCTTGCATTAGTAGGAACTAACGGTGGTACTATTTCACTTACTGTATGTGATAAGAAAAATGATACATCAAATAAATTTTCAATAGATGTTGCTGAAGGCGCTACTGCTGATTTCAAATTCTATTTTAAAGTAGAGAATATGAAAATGTTTTCTGGTGATTATGATGTATCTGTATCTTCAAAATCAATCTCTCATTTTCAAAATAAGAAGTTGCCAATTCAATATTGGATTGCTTTAGAACCAGATAGTTCTATTACTAAATAAATTTATATAATGAATAAGGTGAATAAAAAATGTCAGATTTTCTGTGGGTCGAGGAGTATCGTCCTAAAACAATAGATGATTGTATATTACCACAATCTCTTAAAACTCTCTTTACATCTTTTATAGAAAAAGGTGAACTATCTAATTTACTATTCTCTGGTACTGCTGGTATAGGTAAGACCACAGTTGCAAAAGCATTATGTGAGCAATTGAATTGTGATTGGATTATGATTAATGGTTCCGAAGAAGGTGGCATTGATGTACTAAGAAATAAGATTAAGAACTTTGCTTCTACTGTATCATTATCTGGTGGTAAAAAGGTAGTGATACTAGATGAGGCAGATTATCTTAATCCACAATCTACACAACCTGCTCTAAGAGGTTTCATCGAGGAGTTTCATAAGAATTGTAGATTTATTCTCACTTGTAATTTCAAGAATAGAATCATAGAACCTTTACATAGTAGATTTTCAAACATAGAATTTAAGATTGCCAACAAAGATAAACCTAAGTTGGCAAGTAAATTGTTTGAGCGAGCAACTTATATTCTGAAAGAACAGAATGTTGACTTTGAAGAAAAGGTACTTGCTGAATTAATCAAAAAACATTTTCCAGACTTTAGAAAACTTATAAATGAATTGCAAAGATATTCTGTTGCAGGAACTATTGACGCAGGTATTCTTGTAAATGTTTCGGATGAAAATCTAAAGACATTAGTATCTCATCTTAAAGGTAAAGAGTTCGGTGATATGAGAAAGTGGGTAGTAAATAATATTGATAATGATCCTGTGAAAGTCTTTCGTAAAATCTATGATAGTATGTATGAGAATTTACAACCAGAAACAATACCTCATGCTGTTTTGATTATCGCTGACTATCAATACAAGTCTGCCTTTGTTGCAGATCAAGAAATTAATCTAGTTGCTTGTTTGACTGAATTAATGTCCCAAGTTAAATTTAAATAATGTCTGCCCCTTTAGCTCAGTTGGTAGAGCAATTGATTTGTAATCAATAGGTCGGCAGTTCGAATCTGTCAAGGGGCACCAGAGAAATATATGATACATAATATAGATTGTTTAAAATTTTTAGAAACAACACCAGACGAATCTTTTGATGTTTGTATATCTAGTCCACCGTATAATCTAGGAGTTAGATATAGTAAATATGAGGATACAAGAGTTGATTATATAGAGTGGATGAAAGATGTATGGAGTGAAGTTTGTAGAGTATTAAAACCAGATGGTCATTTATTTTTAAATTTAGGATATTCTAAAGACAATCCTTTTGATACATATAAAGTTGCAGAAAATGTGCCATGGCTATTACAGAATAATATTATATGGGCAAAGGCAGTAGAGATTGATGGTAGAGTAAGAGGTTATAGCACACCACATTCAAGTAAAAGATATTTGCAAAATGGTTGGGAACATTTATTTCATTTTACAAAGAATGGTAATACACCTATCGATATAGAATGGTCGGGTGTACCTTACAATGAGGATTATAATAATGCAGAAAGAAATGCAAAACGAAGTGGTAAAAATTATAGAGCAACTACAAATTGTTGGCATATTACATACAAAAGTAAAGCAACAAAAGAGATAACAAAAGAGATTGCAGGTAGCAATAAACACCCAGCAATTTATCCAGAAACTTTAGTTGAGAAATGTTTGAAAGTATCTGGTTTGAAAAAAGGAGTTGTGTTCGATCCATTTATGGGAACAGGTACAACAGCTGTTGTTGCTAAACATTATAATTTAGATTATGTTGGTTGTGAGATAGATCAAGATTATTGTAAGTTTGCAAATGAAAAAATAACAAAGATATTATAATGTATGAATTAAAAGAATATTTAAATGCTATAAACTTTACAAAGAAGAATCTAATGGATTCAGAAGATAAAGACTGGGTCAAAAAGTATCCTACATTTATAGTCAATAAGATATTATCAGGTTTTTCTGATACTGTAATGCTTGCTAATGAAGTAAATCGTAATCACTTCTTAGATAAAGATATGCAATTCCAATTTCTACTAAATAGTATTAGAGCGAAGAAGAGGTTTAGTCCTTTTCTTAGAGCGTCTAAATTGAAAGACATTGAGTGTGTAAAAGAGTATTATGGATATAATAATGAGAAGGCAAAGTCCGCTCTTGATATACTCACCAAGGAACAAATTAAATTAATTAAAGAAAAGTTATTCAAAGGTGGGACAAAATGAATGAATTAGTAGACAACTGGAAACCAGAGTTAATGCTCGAAGTTCAGTTAAAAGAACCAGATGATTTTCTCAAAGTTAGAGAAACATTAACAAGAATAGGCGTGGCGTCTAGAAAAGACAAAAAGTTATTTCAATCTTGCCACATATTACACAAACAAGGTAGATATTTTATAGTCCATTTTAAAGAGTTATTTGCTTTAGATGGTAAAGAAGCAAACATATCTGACAATGATTGTGAAAGAAGAAATACGATTGCTCAATTATTAAGTGATTGGGGTTTGATTGCTATTTTAAATAAAGATATTGCAGAAAAGAAAGCACCATTATCACAAATTAAAGTTCTTGCATTTAAAGAAAAAGGTGAATGGGATTTACAAGCAAAATATAACATAGGTAAGAAACCAGAAGATGAAGGCACCGAAGTTTAAAGAATTTATTTCTGAGGAGAAAGTAGAAGAACCATATCGTTTGGTTATACTTTCCCATGATGACGCTGACGACCCTAATAAGACAGGTGATCTAATAAGAGAGAAAGCTAAAGCACTAGGCATTAAAGTATTACTTGCCGAGTTCATAGGTGCTTTTGTTAGTGAAGAAAATGATAAACTATACATGAATAGTTTTCCTGTTGAAAAAGGTGGTGCAGTTGCAGAACCTGATCCTAAAAAAGATATTGTTTACGATAAACCATTTGAGATTGATGCTAAAAATACAATCATAATGATACGAGGATTAGGTACTCCTGGTGTAAGTGGTAATCGTTCTTGGTATGCTATGACAAAAGACCTTGAACATAGAGGTTTTGCAGTTATCAATTCAGCAGAATGCCATGATATATGTTCAGACAAATGGATGAATCAGATTATCTTTGAGAGAAATAAAATAAACACACCTAAAACAGTTCGTGTATTACATTCAGAAGGATCAGAAAATGCACTAAAAGAATTAGATAGTGATTTTCCTATCATCTTGAAAACAGGTTCTGGTTCAAGAGGTGTTGGTGTTATTCTAGTAGAGAGTGCTGCTTCTTGCCAATCAATCGTACAGTTATTGTATAGAGAAAATGAATTCATAGATATTATTCTACAAGAGAAACTACCAACAAAGTATGATGTAAGAGTAATTATCTGTGGTGAAGAAATCATAGGTGTAATGAAACGACCTATTATTGAGGGTGATTTTAGAAGTAATGTATCACAAGGTTCTGAACCAACGACACATAAACTTACTGCTAAAGAGGCAGAAGAATCACTTAGAGCTGCCAAGGCAGTTGAAGGTGTGATTGTTGGAGTTGATTTTATTCCTGCAAAGAATAGAGAAAAAGATAGTCCACATTTTATTGAGGTTAATTCAACGCCAGGTTTAATCGGTATTGAAGAAGCATTAAAAACTGAAGGTAGTATAGTCGAGAAGATTCTCGTAAAACTACAAAATCGTGAAGTGTGGAATAATTAAGTTTTTCGCTTTACAAAACACTAAAAATTTGTTATAATAAGATATATGAAATTCTACACCAGCGTTCTACCCTATCACGGCAAACTTCTAGTTCGTGGTGTCAATGAAGATGGTGCTCGCAAAAAGTATAGACTTAATTATGAACCTTCCCTTTTCATTCCAGTTCAAAAAGAATCAAAATACAAGACACTTGATGGTCGTAATTTAGACAAAATTAAATTCGATAGTATTGTTGAAGCAAAAAAGTGGATTCAAGAATATCAAGGCGTCACCAACTTCGAATATTTTGGTAATACAAGATATCAATATCCATATATTGCAGATACATTTTCAGATAAGATTGATTGGGATATAAAACAGATTAGAATTCTTACAATTGATATCGAGTGTGAGAGTGAGAATGGTTTTCCTGATCCAAGTCTGGCAGAAGAACCTTTAATTTCAATTACAGTAAGAGATAGTACAACAAAAAATATTCTAGTTTTTGGTATGGGCAACTTTGTTAATGATCGACCAGATGTGCATTATAAAAAATGTGCAACTGAAAGAGATATGATTGCTAAGTTTGCTGAATTCTGGAACTTCTATAAACCTGATGTGGTTACAGGTTGGAATGTTAAGTTCTTTGATATACCTTATCTAATGAATAGATTTAAAAATCTCATGGGCGAAGAATACATTTCTCAATTTAGTCCTTGGGGTATTGTCAATGAAGGTACTGCTCTAGGATTAGGATATAATAGACAAGAAAAGTATTTTGATTTACTTGGCATTGCAACTTTAGATTATCTAGACCTATATCGTAAACACACTTTCGTTAGGCGTGAGAGTTATAAACTAGATTATATTGGTGAAGTAGAAGTAGGCGAAAACAAGAATGAAAATCCATATGATACTTTCAAAGAGTTTTATTCTAATGACTATCAAAGATTTATTGAATATAATATTCAAGATGTAGAATTAGTTGACAAGTTAGAAGATAAAATGAAACTAATTGAATTACATTTGACAATGGCATATGAGGCAAAAGTTAATTATCAAGATTGCTTTGGTCAAGTTCGTATGTGGGATAGTATTATCTTTAATCATTTAAAAGAAAAGAATGTAGTTGTACCTGCAGTTGTTGAATCTAAAAAGTCTGATGGCTTTGAAGGTGCATATGTAAAAGATCCTGTTGTAGGTTTTCACGATTGGATTTGTAGTTTTGATTTAAATAGTTTGTATCCGCATTTAATTATGCAGTATAATATATCGCCGGAGACTATGGTCGGGTTTGATCCAGGTAAAGTAAATGTGGTAGATATGTTAAATGAAAAGGTTAATCTATCTGATTTAGATAGTCGAACTATAACTCCTAACGGTGCTCAATTTCGAACAGACAAACGAGGTTTTCTTCCAGAGTTGATGGATAAACTCTATCAAGAAAGAGTTATCTATAAGAATAAGATGTTAGCCGCAAAATCTTTGTATGAAGAAACTGGTGATGAAAGATTAAAGAATGATATTGCAAAAAATCACAACATACAGTTGGCAAGAAAGATTGCATTGAATAGTGCTTACGGTGCTATTGGCAATCAGTATTTTAGATATTTTGATGTTCGCCATGCAGAAGGTATTACAATGGCAGGTCAATTGACAATTCGATGGATTGAAAATGATGTGAATAAGTTTCTAAATAATTTACTCAAAACAGAAAATGTATCTTATGTTGTTGCCTCTGATACTGACTCAATCTATATTCGATTAGGTGAAGTTGTGAGTAGAATATTCAAAGATCAATCTGACACTAGAAAGATTGTGAAAGTTATGGATAAATTCTGTGAAGAAAAACTACAACCATTTATTGATTCGAGTTTTGCTAGACTTGCTAAATATGTTAATGCATATGAACAAAAAATGATTATGAAACGAGAAGTGATTGCAAACAAAGGTATATGGACTGCCAAGAAAAGATATATTCTGAATGTGTTTAATGAAGAAGGTGTTGATTTAAAAGATCCTAAGTTAAAAATTATGGGCATTGAAGCAGTTAAGAGTTCAACTCCTGCCCCTTGTCGTATCAAAATTAAAGAGGCATTGAAAGTGATTATGACTAAAGATGAATCAGCATTGATTCAATTCATTGATGACTTTAGAGTTCATTTCAAAAAGTTACAACCAGAAGAAATTGCTTATCCTCGTTCTTGTAATAATCTTAAAAAATATACTTCATCAAAAGACATATATCAAAAGTCTTGTCCGATTCATGTAAGAGGTGCTTTATTATATAATCATCAATTGAAGAAACGAAAACTAGTGAAGTATGAGGCGGTCAATGAAGGTGATAAGATTAAGTTTATTACATTGAAAGAACCTAATCCACTCCATGAAAATGTGATATCTTTTATATCTACATTACCGAAAGAGTTTGATCTTCACAAATATATTGATTATGATGAACAGTTTAATAAATCTTTTCTTGAACCGTTGAAGTTTATTCTAAATGCAATCAGCTGGAATTTTGAAAAGAAAGCAAGTCTAGAGGAGTTCTTTGGGTGAGATTAATAATCTGTAAACATTGTAAGTGCCGACAAATAAAAGTAGGAGTATTCTGTATAAACTGTGGGAGACTAACAAATGGTCGATAAAACACTATATAAACGCCTTCTAGACGCCGCTAATGACGGTAAACTACCTATCTTAGATAACAAGTCGTTTGAATTACTGAACGCTCAGTACGGTAAAGAAATCTTTAGAGAAACCCTTGCTGAATACATAGCAACTGAACGACCTGTATTTCCTTTGAAAGAAATTTCGTATGATGATATGCGAGATAGTTTCGGTAAATTAAAGAAGTTTAATACTAATACAATCTGTATTCCACAAGAGCAAATCGAAAAAGAAGTCTATGAAAAATATGATGACTATGAATATCCATATTCACAATATGGTCTTGGTCTGATAAATGGTGCTAGTACATTTAATGATGTATCAAATTATTTTCATCAAGACTTGAGATTAGAATGTGGTAGTTATGGATTTAGAGCACCGAAAGAAGTATGGGAGAATGGCACAGCAAAAGATATCTGGAAGTGTTTTGGTCCTATCTGGCGTGGTATCAATGGTGTTCAGAAAGTTATGATCGAGGGTAAAGAAGAATTGATCGGTGGTGAGTTGAATGAAAAGAGTTATATATCAGCGTTTAGATTAGGTACATATATTGCAACACAATTTAAACCAGTAGTTGCAAAAGCAATCTATGATATTACAGACGCTAAAAGAGTTCTCGATACAAGTTGTGGTTGGGGTGATAGACTTGCAGGTTTCTTTGCCAGCGATGCTGAAGAATACTATGGTTGTGATCCTAATCCAAATACATATCAAAGATATCAAGAACAGATTTCTACTTATAATAAACTATTACCTAAACCTAAGAAAGTTCAGATATGGAATTGTGGTGCAGAGGATATACCTTATGATAAACTACCAGCAATAGATGTTGCATTTACAAGTCCGCCTTACTTCTCTACCGAAGAATATAACAAAGGTGGTGAGTTAGAAGAAAATCAATCTTGGTTTAAGTTCAATGAGTATGAGAAATGGCGTGATGATTTCTATTTACCAGTTGCAGAAAAAAGTATGAAAGTATCTAGATTTATGTTCTGTAATATTATGGATCCTAAAATCAAAGGTACAAGATATCGTTCTGGCGATGAATTAGTAAATCATCTGAAAGATAAATTCTTAGGTCAAATCGGTATGAGAATTATGCAACGCCCACAAGGTAAGGCAGTATTCAAAGATGAAGATGGTAACTTTAGTAAAGAGAAACTAGATGAGAATATGAATAAAATGTTTATCGAGAATGTCTGGTGCTTCGGCGACAAAGATTTAGACTTGTTTAGATATTCTAGAAAAGCAACTTTAGATGAATTTTTTGCTTGACAATGGCGTATAAATATTGTATAATAGTAATTTGAATTGAGGAATAATATGAGTGATTTTTTGAAAGATATAATTAAAGAAACAGGTAATGAATATGCAAGTCTAGTAGCGGATGGTTCAACAGGTGATGTTGATTCATTTATAGATACAGGTTCATATATATTCAATGCTTTACTCGGTGGTAGTATTCATCGAGGTCTACCATCTAATAAGATAACTGCGATTGCAGGTGAAAGTGCGACAGGTAAAACTTTCTTTGTACTAGGTATGTGTAAAAACTTCTTAGATCAAAATCCAGATGGTGGTATTATATTCTTTGAAAGTGAATCTGCAATAACAAAAGAGATTATTGAAGATAGAGATATTGATAGTAGTAGAATGGTTATCATGCCTGTAACTACTGTCCAAGAATTTAGACATCAGGCGATTACAGTATTAGACAAATATACTGGTCAAGATGCTTCTGAAAGAAAACCATTATTACTTGTATTAGACTCTTTAGGTATGTTATCAACTACTAAAGAAATGGAAGACACACAAGCAGGTAAAGAAACAAAAGATATGACAAGGGCACAAATTGTAAAAGCTGCCTTTAGAGTATTGACACTTAAATTAGGAAAAGCAAAAGTTCCTCTTATTATCACTAACCACACCTACGATGTTGTTGGTAGTATGTTCCCTCAAAAAGAAATGGGCGGTGGTTCTGGTCTCAAATATGCGGCTAGTTCCATTGTCTATCTTTCTAAACGAAAAGAAAAAGATGGCACAGAAATTATTGGCAATATCATTCATTGTAAAAATTACAAATCTCGATTGACAAAAGAGAATAAAGTTGTGGATGTTAGATTAACCTACGATAAAGGTTTAGATAGATACTATGGTCTGCTAGATTTAGCATTGAAACACAATATATTTAAACAAGTTTCTACACGAATTGAACTACCAGATGGTTCTAAAACCTTTGGTAAAACTATTAATAATGATCCAACAAAATATTTCACACCAGAAATACTAGAACAGTTAGATCAAGTTTGTGCAAAAGAATTTAAATATGGAGATGTAATTGACATTAACACCGCCAACACCGATACACCAGACAACGAATCCTAAACACCGAGAGGATTATGTGTTTGTAGAGAAACCTGGAGAGGACTTTACAGCACTTAAACTCATTAGTGGACCGTATGCAAGTATAGTTTACAAATATGGTAATGTAGGATTTGCTGATGAATCTAAAAAGACACCAGAAGGTGCTTTACCCATGCAGTTTGATTATACTGTTATTGAAAATAATATCATGGCAGACACCGATAGTCAAGACTTTATAGATCATCTAGGTGATATATTAGTTGTATTATTAGATGAGCAAATGAAACAACAAAAGCAATCTGAGTCTGAAAAAATGCAACTAGAATTGGAACCAATAGAATAACTATGGAAAGAATTGAAACTACAGCACTTAAAAATTTAATTCATAATGAAGAATATACAAGAAAGGTTTTACCTTTTCTAAAACCTGAATATTTTTCAGATAGACATGAGCAGATTTTATTCAATGAAATTGAAAAGTTTGTTTCTAAGTACAATAATCTTCCGACAAAAGAATCTTTATCTATTGAAATCAACTCTAACAAAACTGTTAATGAAGATGAATACAAAAAGATTACAGATATTATATCATCATTAGATCCTACTAAAGTAGATTTAAATTGGTTAGTTGAAACAACAGAAAAGTTTTGTAAAGACCGTGCGATACATAATGCTATATTAGGTGGTATTCAGATTATTGATGGTAAAGATAAACAACATACTCCAGAATATTTGCCAGAAATGTTATCGAATGCTTTGGCAGTATCGTTTGATCAAAAAGTAGGGCATGATTATTTAGAAGAATCAAAAGAAAGATTTGATTTCTATAGGACAAAAGAAGAAAGACTTGAATTAGACTTAGACTATTTTAATAAGATAACAAGAGGCGGTATACCAAGTAAGACTTTGAATATCTGTCTTGCAGGTACTGGTGTTGGTAAGACAATGTTTATGACACACCTTGCTTCTTCAATCTTATTACAAGGTAAGAATGTTTTATATATCACAATGGAGATGGCAGAAGAAAGAATTGCAGAAAGAATTGACGCTAATCTATTGAATGTAGGTATGAGTGATCTAGAAGAATTGCCATATCAAATGTATGAAACTAAGATAAATAAACTACAAAGTAAGACAACAGGTAAATTGATTATAAAAGAATATCCAACTGCTTCTGCTCACACAGGTCATTTCAAATCATTGATAAATGAACTGGCATTAAAGAAGTCTTTTAAACCAGACATTGTGTTTATTGACTATTTAAATATATGTGCAAGTTCTAGATTTAAAGCAGGTTCAAATGTTAATTCATACACATACATAAAATCAATCGCTGAAGAACTTAGAGGTCTGGCAGTAGAAAATGATATACCTATCTTTTCTGCAACCCAAACGACTCGTGGTGGTTATGTAAGTAGTGATGTAGGATTAGAAGATACATCTGAAAGTTTTGGTTTACCTGCAACAGCAGACTTTATGTTTGCTTTGATATCAAATGAAGAACTTGAAGAAAAGAATCAGATACTGGTTAAACAATTGAAGAATAGATATAACGACCCAACTTTAAATCGTAAGTTTATCATTGGTGTTGATCGTTCTAAAATGCGACTGTATGATGTAGAACAGATCGCTCAAGAAGATTTAGTAGATAGTGGACAAGATAAGTCATCTACTATAACAAGTAAGTTTGAAAAGCAGGGTAAGTTTTCAGACTTTAAAATTTAGAAAGGAGGCACAATGGCACAAGGCAAAGTAAAATGGTTTGATACTAAAAAAGGTTATGGGTTTATTGAACCTGATGATGGAACTAAGGATGCATTTTTGCATATTTCAGCATTACAGGCGTCAAATATATCTAGTATTGACGAAGGTGATATAATCACATACGAACTTACTGAACAGCGAGGCAAGATGTCCGCTAGTGATGTAGTAAAATTATAAATTAATAACAAAGAAAGGAACAGTAAAATGACTGTAACTATAAACGACAAACAATATGATGAGCAAAAATTAGATGACGCTTCTAAAGTTGCTATCGTAAGAGCACAGGATGCTCAAAATAGAATCAATCAATTGAATCTTCAAATCAATGAAGCAAAGATTGTATTGAATCACTATGCAAAGCACTTAACAGATAATGTTAATGCAGACGCTGAAATCAAAGAGGAAGCAGCACCAGTAACTAATGGTGAAGCACCTGCTGATGAAGCACCAGCAACGGAAGAGTCTGCGTAAGCAGACTCTTCGGAGAAAAAATAAACATGATTAAAGAAGCACTAATAAAAAAAGTTGAAGCAGATATCGAAATGGGTAAGGCAGAATTGCGAACATTCTTTGACAACCCACAAGGTGTTGCTGAACATATAGATTATATATCAACAGTTGAAAAGAAAGTTGAAGCACTAACACTTGCTCAAAGTAAGTATAGAACACTTGTAGCGCTATACGATTCACCTCTAGAAACTAAGAAGAAATAAAAGAATGAGATTATCCAGATCCAGACAAATCAGTTCTTCTAAAAAAGAAAAGAAACTTAGTAAAAAAAATATTAAGTTGTCTTATGAAACCGTAATGGTTAAAAAGGATAGAAAGATCCTGTGGCAGTGTATTGAGAAACCCACAGGATCTATTATATGCGAAAGTTTTTTTAGAGAAGATGTGGATAAAATAACTAAACATCAAAACAAACATAGACAATGGGAACCCAATGGGGGTGTTGTCAAATTCCTCACACTCGGCAAAATAGACGACCAATAATCGCTTGACTTTTCTTCCATAATATTATATAAATAGTGTTATGGCAGATAGAACAGCATTAGCAGAAAGTTCGCAGGCACTATTTTGTGCAATTGCAGACTATATAGGTGCGACAAAAACTAATAAAATTTTCGATACTAAAAAGTATAAAGATTATACTTCATTTAGATCAGTCGTTGGTGCAAAAACATTAAAAGAATCATTCAAAAGAATTGAAACACCGGGTGTTAGTTCATCTGATATTGAAAATTTTTTAAATAATGATATACCTTGGTATACATCTTCTATTCTTATTGCAAAAAAATTAGTAAATGATATTAATAAAATAGATCCTGATTTAAGTATTGCTGCTAAAGGATTTCAAAAACTATTTTACTTGCGTGGCGATGATGATGTAATGGGTAATATTGAGGGTCTATTTAAAATAGCAAATAAATCAGGATATAAATCTCAAGCAAAATTTGGTAATGTTAATAAATGGAGTCCTGCAGATATATATTTAGCGAGTAATAAAGCAAAAAAAATAATATCAGAGGAACTAAAAAACGCAAAACCTAAAGTATATACATTTCAAGATTTAAATATTGTAACCTCTGATTTAATTGATAGTGGCGATTTACTACCATTGTCTTTAAAAAAAGTTACAAAAACAGATGTTAGATTACAGAAAGTTAATTTCGATAGAAAAAATGAAATAAAAATAATTAAAAATATATCTATAAAAGATGTTACGGATTGGAAACCATATAAAAAAGTGAAATATGGAAAAAAAGCAGAAACAAGAGATATGAGAATATTTTTAAAAACTGGTGGCGAGATAAAATTAAGACATGATCCCTCTGCTAAAAGATTTGTTGCTGAAGCTATTTTTGATAAAGCAGAAGCAAGAGGAGGATCTATTGGTTCTATAAAAGTTTTTTGTGAAATATTAAAATTTGTAGATCCTGCTTTAGCAAGAAAGATATTAGCAGACTATGAGGCAGGAGAAAAGAAGTATTTTAAAGCGTTAGAAAAAATAGAGTATTTAAGAAAAGATAAAAAGAGATTTGATTTTGAAAGAGGTGCTATAAGTGCGATCTATATAATAAATGCTATAATGCCTGATCTTAAAAGATTTTTTAAAAATAATCCGAAAGACAAGGCGAATCAATTTTTAAAATTGATGTTTGAATATATCACCTCTAGAACACCATTATCGGGTAAATTCGTGATTGCTAAGTAAATTAAATCGGATAAACGCTTGACTTTCCGATTGAAATATGTTATAATATAAATATTCAAGTAAAATATTATTAAATGGAAAGAGTGTAAATGCAAAGGTTTCAAGAATATCTTACCGAAGGTAAGAATACTCATCTTGAACATCTGGAAGACGAAATAATAAATAATGGAAGTATTGGTGCAAGAAATTCAATAGGGTTTTTAAAGTCTGTTAAAAAGATGTTGCAAGGCGGATCTGGTGGGTCAAATGTCTCCGTCAAATGGGATGGTGCACCTGCTATATTTGCTGGTATAAATCCTGAAAATGGTAAGTTCTTTGTCGGCACTAAATCTATATTCAACGCAACTCCTAAAATCAACTATACTAATTCTGATATATCTCGTAATCACGGTGGCGCTCTTGCAGATAAATTAAAAGTAGCACTAAAGTATTTTCCATCACTTGGTATTAAAGGTGTTCTTCAAGGCGATTTACTTTTCACTAGTGGTGATAAGAAGATGGCAAAAGTTGGCGGACAACCTTCAATCATATTTACTCCTAATACAATCACATATGCAGTACCAGTAGTTAAGACTGGACTATTTGGTAGTTCTATGTATACCAATATCAAAAATGCAAAGATTGGTATTATCTTTCACACTTCATATTCAGGTAAAACAATGAAAGGACTAAGTGCAAGTTTTGGTGCAAGTGTTGGTTCTTTAAGAAAAAATAAAAATGTATTCTTTGATGACGCTAGTTATAAACAAGTTGAAGACCCGGGTTTTAGTTCAGATGAAGAAGCGTCATTCGATAATGTTATTAAAATGGCAGAAGGTTCTGCTTACAAGGCAGGTGCATTTATTGATAAACTTAAAAAAGATAAAGGACCATTATCTCTTGGTGTACAACTTAAAACATTTTTCAATACATACATAAGACAAGGTCAAAAGATTGAGAACACTAGAGCACTTGCAAATAATTTTGAAGTGTATTTTAGAGATAGATTAAAAAAAGAAATAAATAGTAAGAAAACAGCTGCCACTAAACAAAAGTATGAAGAAATACTTGAAGTGGGTATGAAGATATTACGACCAAATAGAGATGGATTGTATTTTGCAGTTGCAACTTATATTACAATGCAAACGGCAAAGTCTTTATTATTAAATAAGTTAAATAAAATACAAAGTATCGGTTCATTTTTAAGAACGAAGAATGGATATAAAGTTACAAATCCAGAAGGATATGTTGCAATCAAAAAGAGTGGTGCAGTTAAACTTGTAGATAGATTAGAGTTTAGTCGTGCTAACTTTACGATGGCAAAAGATTGGGTAAAAGGATAATGAAAACACTAAAACAATTTCTAGAAGCGATTGAGATTGATACCATTATGACTCGTATCATAATGATTGGTGGTCCTGGTTCTGGTAAATCAACTTACTCAAAATATATAAGTAAACATTTTAATATACCTCATATCTATACAGGCGATATGATGAGGGAATTACAAAAAACAAATCCAGAAGTTGCAAAGATTATGGACTCTGGCAATCTAGTTCCTATAAAATATGTGATGAAAGCATTACAAGATAGACTAGATAAACCTGATACAGAAAAAGGTTACATACTTGATGGATTTCCTAGAAATTCAGAACAGTTATCTATAATGAAAAAAGAAAATATAAATTATGACTATGTTGTCTTTCTTGATGTATCAGAAAAAGAAGTTATTAAAAGATTATCTGCTCGTGGTAGAAAAGATGATAAACCAGAAATTATTAAGAATAGAATAGGTGTGTATGAAAAAGAAACTGGTCCAGTTCTAAGACAATTAGAAAAAGACAGTTCAGATGATATTAATAAAACATTCTTAAAGATAAAAGCAGAAGGTGCAGATCCAGAAGATATTGCAGATAAAATTATTAAAGGTATAGAAAATGAAAACATTTAAACAGTTAAGAGAATCTATTATTGATATTCCTAGAAGTACCTATGCTCCTCTTGTATTTGATGACGCTGATACTTCAGATCCTAAAATAAAACAATCAGTACTAGATATGATCGAAGATCAGATTAAAGAATTTGAAATAGAGTATCCTGTTATCAGAATTGCATTGATAGGTTCTATTCTTACAAAGAGATATAGAAATGACGCTGACTTAGATATCAATGTTTTATTTGATGTACCAAGTGATAAGGCAGAAGATGAAAGATTAAGATTATCTAAAAAGTTTTTATCTTCTAAAAATCCAGACAATATTCAAGGTAAAGAAATACCAGGCAGTAAACATCCTGTCAACTACTATTTTATTACAGACGAGAAAACTTACGAAGATCAAAATGCTAAGGCGGATGCAGTATTTGATATTAGAGGTAATAAGTTTATCAAACGACCAGAAGATTTTGTATTTGATATAGATTTATATATTAAAGACTTTGAAAAGAAAGTACAAGAATTAGATGTTGTTAAAGGTGAATTAAAAAGAGATATAATTGACTATGATGAACTAACAGAATTAAAACCTAATGAGGTTACAAATCTAAAAGATAGACTCGATTTAAAAGTAAAAGAAATACAAAACAGTTTAGAAGATATAATTGATATGGGTGATTTACTTGACGCTGAAAGAAGATCAGCATTTGATACCGATATGACACCAGACGAGATTAGAACATTTGGTATTAAGAATAGACTACCTAAAAATGTTATATACAAAATGTTAGAGAAATATCACTATCTAACATTCTATAAAAAATGTAAAAAGATTTTAGATGATGGAGAAGTTTCAGATGCTGAAATAGATTCATTACGAAACGAACATGCCCAAAGTAAAACTAGGGCAGTCAACGAGGCATTAGATAAAGGCAACAAACTGATTTTCGCTTTTGGTAGGTTTAACCCTCCTACTACTGGCCACGGTAAACTTATGAAAGAAGTGATTACACAAGCCCGAAAGAATAATGCTAATCACATTGTTTATGCTAGTGCCTCTACTGACAAAAGAAAGAATCCATTAGATGTAAAAACTAAAGTTAAATTTATGAAAAAGATGTTTCCACAGAATAAGATACAGGCTGCTGGAGGTACACAAAGAACATTCATGGAGATACTAAAGTTTTATGATAAGATGTATGGTGAAATTATTATGATTGCTGGTAGCGATAGAATTAATGAGTTTCAAAAACTTGCAGACAAATACAATGGTACAGATTACAATTATAAATCTATCAAAGTTGTATCATCTGGCGAAAGAGATCCTGACGCTGAAGGTGTTGCTGGTATGAGTGCAAGTAAAATGAGAGAGATGGCAAAGAATGATGATTATAGAAACTTCAAATTAGGTGTAGAAGGTCTATCTGCTACAGATAGTAAGGCACTATTCAATGCGGTTAAAAAAGGAATGGGTATTAATGAGAGAGTAGAAAGTTTTACTAACTTTATTAATAACGATTTACGAGAAGAATATCATCAAGAGAAAATATTTAATATTGGAGATATGGTAGAACATATGGATGGTTCTAAAGGTATGATTATTAGACGAGGTTCTAATTATGTATCATATGATTGTGACGGACTAATTAAGAAGGCATGGTTATATGATATTCAAACTTTAGATGAGGCACCGAGAATACCTAGAAAGAAAGGTCAACCTGCAGGTTCAGATAAACATTCTGACTTATATACAGACGAGAATCCAAAAGGCACAATACACGGTCTAGGATTCAAAGATGTAGAAACTGCAAGAGCAAGTGTTAACAAGATAAAAAATTCAGGTAAGACACACGCCCACAAAATTCAAGCTGCTGTTGCAATGGAACAAAGAGCAAAAGAGATGGGTAAGTCTGCTGAAGCAAAGATATATCGTACATATATTGATCAGATGAAAAAGAAAACAAAAGAAATGCAGAAAGAAGATTCAATTATAGACGAACTTGTTAAAGAATTTCAACTACCAGGTGGTAAAATGACTGATTACTTAAAAAGTATAACAGTTGATCGTAAGGCAGTACAAACAGGTATCAGTCTATTCAAACAATCAATGAAGTCTGCCAGTGTATTTAAAGACAAATATGGACTTGCTGCAGATATAGCAAGACAAGTTGGAGTTGGATATCGTGAGTTTCAAGATGTTTTAACTAGAGTAGGACTACTAGAATACTATGAAATAGGTACAGATCAGTCTGCTCATCACACTATGTCAATGACACCAGGTCAACCGATACAGAATTTTAGACGATACACTATGAAGATAGATGAAAAAGATATTGAAAAATTTGCCAATGAAGGTGATACAATAGATAAATATAAGAAACGATACGGCGAAAGTTGGAAAGAAGAACTTAATAAAACACTTGTAAAAATGAGGAATCAATTACAATGACAAAATATTTTAAGACAATGCGAGAATCCTTGCAGGAAGCAAGACAATTTAGAGATCCTAAAGTTGATTTAAAGGTTGTCAAAAACAATAAAGTTATAGTTATAGATAAGTCTGATTGGCCAACTTACAAGGCAAAGGGATGGATGCAAGCTGAATCAACTCAAGTTAATGATGACCTTACAGAATTTACTTCTGCTCAAATAACAAAACTTAAAAAAGAATACGAACCTCTAAAAGGTAAAAGATTACCTGTTGGCGCTATTGATAAAATGAATACTATGTTGAAAAAGTATTCAACTGATATGCTTATGAAATTAGCAAAAGGTGATATACCTTTTCTTTCAACTGCTGCAAAATCAGAACTGGTTATTAAAAGAGGTAAGAAATGGTCAGACTTTAAAGAACCATTAGACATGGCAGAAGCAGACGAACTACAATGCGAGGCATGTTGGACAGGATTTAAACAAGTTGGTATGAAAACTAAAGGTGGTAAACAAGTACCTAATTGTGTACCAGAAGAAAAATTATTTGAAGATCCTGATTGTCCTACTTGCAATGGCGGAGAGTGTCAATGTGCAACTCCAGAAGTAGGTAAAGTACATGAGTGCTGTGGTGGTGAAGAATGTATATGTGATTCTTTAGAAGAAGCATTAAAAGTTAAATACGACAAAACTAAACAAGGCTGGTTTGACGATAAAGGTAGAAGAAGATATTTAGGTAATGCTGCTACAAATGCTATAATGAAAAAGAAACTCGACCATGCAATCAAAACTGGTGACTGGACTTCTTTTGATGTAAGTAAAGAAGAAATAGAATTTAACTTTTTAGAAGAAAAGTTTACTAAAAAAGATTTCAAAAACAATGAAAACGATAACGAACACGGATTAAATGCAAAAAAAGTTGTAGATATGTTTGGCACATCAGCAGAAAAAATGAAAATTGATGCTATAAATGCAAGACATAATATGAAAGGTCATATTTCTAGAGAAGATCAAAGAACAAGAGATTCTTTAGTCAGTAAGTATTACAACAAATTAAAAGAAAATCTAGAAGAAAATAAAATTACTAAAGCAAAAGAGATTGCAAAAAAGATGGCAGGTAATATGACTGGTGCTGTAAAAGAAATAGAGAAAATGGTAAGAGGTCTATCTAAACACCCAGATGTTGCTGCTGCTTTAAAAATGGCAAATGAAGACCTGGATAGTAAAGATAAAGAAACTATTGAACCTATCATAAAACAATTAAAGAAATCAGTTAAGGCACATGATAAACAGGCTAAACAGTTACAAAAAGATATTGCAGACGAAGCAGACTTAACTAAAACACAAATTAAAATGGTACACAAAAAAGCAGATGACTTACCTAAGAATGATTTTATCAAACGATATGGTAAAGATGGCGATAGTGTACGATTTGCAACCGCAACAAACATGGTTAAAAAGAAACTAGGTGTTGCAGAAAATTTAATAAAGGGAGAGAACGAAATGAACGAATCTTATAAAGATAACTTCAACGCGGCTATGGAAGAACTTGGGATTAACTCCCTAGACGAATTAGAGTCGGTAGAAGAACAAAAAGCATTCTTTAGTTATGTTGATAGTCTAGAAGAAGGACTAACAGCAGGACAAAAGAAACTACCACCTGCTTTACAAAAAGCAATTCTTAAAAAACAAGGCGAAACTAAAGACGATAAAAAAGAAGCAGTTTCACCTGCACAACAGGCAGCAATCGCAATTTCTAAAAAAGAAAAAGGTGAAGAACCTAAAAAAGAAATGAAGATGAAAAAAGAAGAAACAGAAGATGTTGCTGAAATGGCTGAAATGTCACCAATGAAAAAAGAAATGATTAAAGCTATGACTGATCCAAAGAAAATGAATGCTATGACTATGCAAGATCCTAAACAGGATATGATTAAGAAACATTCCAACGATGACATCAAAGCGATGAAGAAAATGGAAATGGACATGGCAAAAAATAATGACGATACAGAAACACCAAGCATGGAAATGATGAAGGCGATGATGATGAAAAAAGACGAAATGATGAAAAAAGAAACTGCTAAGAAAAGAATGAATGCTATGAAAGACGCTAATCCTATGTATGCTATGAAAGACGCTGGAAAAGAAATGATGAATGCTATGAAAAAAGTACAAATGAATGATAAGAAAAAAATTACAGCTCAGTATGAAAAATACTTGCCGACAAAAGAAGGTTCATTAGAAGCAGCAGTATTGAAATCTGTTTCAACTAAAAAAACTGACTAAGGAAAAATATGAAATACAGTAAAACATTTACTGAAGCTCTTAGAGAGGTTAGTAAACTAAAAGAAGATGGGCATACTGATGTTTCCTCTGCTGTTAGACAATGTAAAACAGCAATAGAGGACGCTTCTCAAATGTTATCTAAACTTCAAGGTATGAATCCAGAAGGTGATTTACCAAGTTGGTGGATGAATAAGATTGCAATTGCGGCAAACAGTATGAATAAACTACGAGATTATCTTTTAGTACCTTCAACTACAACTGAAGATTTTGACGACATTAATCGTAATAGAGGTTCTCGTTCAGCATCATCCAAAGATAAAGGTAAAGATGATATACAAAGTTTAAAAAATCAAATTCAACTTTTAAAAATTGAATTAGAAAACGAAAAGAATAAAACTGTAAAACCTGAACCTAATAAAGATACTGGAGAAGTTCCTTTAAGAACTGGTATTGCACAAGCTCTTCTTGACAAGGATACGCCTATGCCCGATGTCAAGAAAAAGAAAAAAGAAATGAAGGTTGGTGGTAAAACTAAAGTAGATGTTGATCCAGATGTTGATGTAGGTCAATATTCTGACGGAACGAAAGTACCTACTTCTAATCTAGGATAGTTTATGAAAGACTATCGAATTCTTTATCGAGAGGCAAAAGGAGATTTGCCTCGTATCTACTGTGATATGGATGGTGTCTTAGCTGATTTTATGGTTGCTTCAAGAAAGGCAACAGGCACAACATTTACCCAAGATCAGTCTGATAAACATTGGAAGACGATAAGAAATACTAAAAACTTTTGGGCAAATATGCCTTGGATGAGAGATGGTAAACAACTTTGGAATTATATTAAGAAATATAATCCGCATATCTTATCTGCATACACGATTGAAGATCCTAATTGTAAACCAGGTAAAATGAAATGGTTAAGAAAAAATTTAGGGTATACGCAAAATTTTATGATAAACTTAGTGAGGCGTAGAGAAAAGAAGGACTTTGCCATGAAAAGTAGCGATGATAAAAGACAACCTGCAATCTTAATTGACGATTATCCTAAAAATGTCGATCAATTTAAGGCCGCTGGGGGCATTGGTATATTACATATTTCTGCTTCTAACACTATTTCCCAGCTCAAGAGATTAGGTTTTTAATAAATAGTAGTGTTATATAACAAAAGAAATAAATCTTATTAATAAGGAGAGATAATATGCCTTTATGGGGAAATTCAGATGCTGTCGAAGCAAAACCAAAACATTTGACAGACGCTGAAAAATTAAATACTTATGCTACCGAAAAAGGGTGGGTTAAGAAAATTACAGGAACTGGTGGACGCGCTGGTCGAATACAAGAAGAAGTGCTTGTAGCGATTGGTGACTTAAATACCTCTCTAAACCTTGCAGACATTACAGCTATTGATTGGAATATATCAGCGTTTGATAAGTCTGATGGTGGAACGCTAAGTGTAACAGCTACTTTCAATGAAGAAGTTGAAGTTGCTACAGACGGCGGTACTCCTACTTTGGCCGTAACTAACGGTAACGAAGGTTCAGGTACAGGTAGAGGTCCACACGCATTAGTTTATGCTAGTGGTTCTGGAACAAACAGACTTACATTCGAACTTGCAATTGCAGCTGCTAATAGTGCTACAAATGCTTCAGATGTGCTTTCAATTGCGGCTAACTGTGTTGCATTGAATAGTGGTACTATCAATGAGAAATCTACTGAAACTTTCGTTTTAGAAGAAGGAACAAACTCTGGTAGTGCTGACGAGTTCATAGAACTAGAAGGTTCTGGTGCAGGTCGTTTAACACAAGAAAACAACACAGCTTCTACAATTACTAGTGTAGTCGGTATCGGAACCGCTGCTGGTACAATTACTGTAGCTGCGTAGTAAAAAGTTTATAAATAATTTGTAGAGGGCATTCGTGCCCTTTACACTTGATCCCTTACGAGATAATATCAATGTATGGGCTAACATTCCCCGAATACATAAGGGGTTTAAATATGGAGAAAAAATAAAATGGCTGATAAGAAAATCACGGCATTAACTTCATTAGGTACAGCAACTGCAAGAGAAGATTTACTTCACT